TTTTCATCTTTTTAATTTCTTGATCAATTCTTTTCGCTGTTTCGTTATAAGTTTTTCTTTGTTCTAATAGTTCGTGAGCCGTGGGCAAGTCAGCGTCGATACTTTCTAATAAACTATCTTCCCCTATTAAGTAATCATTTACAAAGTTATAATTAATATAACTATAGTATTGTAATTGATTCTCTGTAAACGGCTGTGTTGGTATTCTTAACATAATAAAAACTTTCTATGTTCTTTATATAATATTATCTATATCGATGTCAAGTTCTTTTGTGCACAAAATGAAGTCATATGAACATTCGGATCATTTATATCTTTATAAATATATTGTGCCCCGAGTCGACATTCTTCCATAGAATCAAAAACCATCTTTAAGGGTTGCATAACGCAGGTGCTTTCAATCGGTGCAAAAGGATCGTTAATACAAACAAAAAGTATTAGTATAAATTTCATACTTGCAATCTTATCTTAAATATTTTATCTATTATAGAAATAATTATAGAATGTTAAAACACTTAGATCTATTTAGTGGTATTGGTGGATTTAGTTTAGGACTAGAATCTGCTGGATTAGTTGAAACAGTTGCGTTTTGCGACTTTGATAAATACTGTCAGCAAGTCTTAAATAAAAATTTTCCTGGCGTACCAGTTTATGGAGATGTAAAGGAATTAAATTATGAGAAACTTAAAGCAGACGGAATTGATCAAGTCGACATCATCACCGGAGGATATCCTTGCCAACCTTTCTCCGTCGCAGGTCGCAAAAAAGGTGAGCAAGATCCGAGACATGTCTGGCCAGAAATGTTTAGACTTATCAAAGAACTCCGACCTACTTGGGTCATTGGAGAAAACGTTGGTGGACACATTAAACTCGGTCTCGACTCCGTACTCGAGAACTTGGAGAGTGAAGGCTACTCCGCAAGGACGTTTAGTATTTCAGCTTCTAGCGTCGGCGCCAACCACAAAAGAGAAAGAGTCTGGATTGTGGCGAACTCCAGACGCAGTGTCGGGAGGGAGCAATCTCCCAGGAATTCAGAGGGCATTGGACTCTGGTCATTTGAAACGTCCGAGCGGTCAACCGATACAAATCAGATTACACGATCAAGTGAGGGAGCCGAGACTATGGCCGACACCCAGAGTGAAAGGGGACGAGAACTTGGACACATTAATAAAGAGAAAAGGAATACAGAAAGCAGTGCAACACAATCTCAAAGCTGCAGTGCAGATGTGGCCAACTCCGACGAGATGCAACGACAGCTTTTACGTGGACAACAGTCCGAACAAAGACAAGAGACATTCGAGAGGACTAGCAACGGAAGTGGAACACCGAATGAGTTTTCCGACTCCAACAGTTCAAGACTCGAAGAACAATGGCGGTCCTTCACAACAGAAGAGGAAAACGAAACCTCTCAATGCGGTCGCTGGTGGGACTTTGAACCCGACGTGGGTCGAGTGGCTCATGGGGTACCCAAAAGGGTGGACAGACTTAAATGTTTAGGCAATTCTGTTGTACCTCAGATACCATTTGTGATAGGATTAGCAATAAAAGAAACGATAGAAAATGAGTAAAGTATACGTAACAACTAACACTAAATTACCTAATGGTGGGTATCGAGATATTTCCGATTGTGAAAGATTTGGAATGCCTATTATCATGTTTGAAAATCCAAAACAAATCCAGGTCAACTCCTCACGATTTGTATTTTCAATTGAAAAAAAACTAAAAGATTTTACCCCTAATGATTATTTGTTATTGATGGGAGATCCCGTATTAATTGGGATTGTTTGCGCCGTAGCTGCAAAAATTACAAATAATAATTTTAAGGTCTTGAAATGGGATAGGGAAAGTGCTATATATATTCCTATAAATATAGAATTAAAATAAGGAGAATAAAATGGGTCTATTAGAAAAAGCTTACGAGCAGTCTAAACTTAATACTTTAGATAGTTCACAAGTTTCTGATTTAGGAGAAGCTTGTAACGAATTAGATAATGTTCGTAAAACAATCTCTGATAAAGAAGCAGAGATTAAACAACTCAAAGACAGAGAGTTTCAGTTAGAAAACGAAGTCATCCCTTCAATGATTGAAGGTGCTGGCGTTAAATCTTTAACTCTAACTGATGGCTCAAAAGTTTCCGTCAAGGATCAACTCCGTGCAAACATCACAATGGAAAACGAAGACTATTGTTTTTCTAGACTAAAAGAACTTGGTCTTGATGATGTGATTAAGAACGAAGTAAAGTTGACCTTTGGTCGTGGACAAGATTCCGATGCTGCTAATTTAATGCACGAGTTACAAGACAAAGGATTGTACCCGAGTAATAAAAAGGCAGTGCCATGGAATACACTTTCCAAATTAGTAGAGGAACAGGTTGCTAAAGGTTCGATGACATCTGTTGATCAAGAAAAATTTGGAGTGTTCACTTATAAAAAAGTGAAGATCGAACGAAACAAATAACAAAGGAAAAATAAACAAATGACAAATGAAAAAGCAAACGGTGCTGTCACCACAAAGACAGATAAACTACCAGCAATGAACTTCGAGGATCTCGAGAAGTTTGCTGGCACAGGTCTAGAAGCCGTCACACAAGACGACTTACCTACAGCGAGACTTAAAGTCTTACAGAATAATTCTGATAAAGAATTAGAAGAGGTCAAAGGTGCAAAGCCTGGATTGATCTATAACAATGCAAGCAACTCAGTCTACGGATCTGATGGTGTTGAGATTGTAGTCTGTGGCTATGAGAAAAAGTGGTATGAGTGGAAAGAAAGAGGTACAGGAAGTGGTAATGCTCCTGTCAATGAATATCTTCCACACAATAGACCAAGAGATGCAGTACGTGGAGATGACGGAAAGTTTCGTCTTCCAAGCGGAAACTATTTAGAAGAAACAGCTAACTTCTTTGTCCTAGTTATAGGCGAAGGAGCACCTCAACCTGCTATTCTTTCCATGAAAGTTTCAGGACTAAAGGTTGCTAGAAGTTGGGCTTATAGTTTAAAGAATGAGTTCATTCAAAATCCTAAAACTAAAAAGCTTTTCTTAGCACCTTCTTGGTACAGAATCTATAACGTCAGTTCTTTCAAAGATAAGAACGACAAAGGTTCTTGGTATGGCTGGAAAATTGAGAAGGGAGAATTTCTTAATGATGAGAATATCTTCAATCTTGCTTCTGAGTTTCACGACTCTATCCGAAAAGGTAAAGTCGTTGCTGGCTATGAAGATGAGGAAGGAAGTTCACAAGAACAATCTGGGGACATTCCATTCTAAATGGATAAAAGGGTCTCACAATTCAAAGAGATCTTTTTTGGTTTAGAGCGTGCCTATGGCACGTTCACTCCTAAAGAGAGTCTTCGAGAGGATAACAAAACAGAAGGTCAGACTTTCATTAGAAAGCTACCGGTTGAGGACTCTCTTTGGGAAAACCATTTAAAAGGATCTTGGCCTAGTCTAGGCATCTTTCCTATTAACGATGAAGACAAATGTAAATGGGGATGTATTGATGTCGATGAATATCCACTCGACCATGTAGAGATAGCTCGCAAGTTGGCAGAACGAAAGCTGCCGTTTGTTGTAACTAAATCTAAAAGTGGTGGTGCTCACATCTTTTTATTTTTTAAAGAGTATGTGCATGCGAGTATTGTTCATCATAAGATAAAAGAACTTGCTTCTTTCATGGGCCTTGGGCATTGTGAGGTGTTTCCTAAACAAGAAAAATTATTACGAGAAGGAAATGAAGCTGACTGGGAAGTCGGTAGTTTTCTTAATATGCCTTATCACAATGGACTAGAGCATACAGATCGATATGCTTTTAATGATGAAGGAAATATTTTAAGTCTTGAAGATTTTCTTGCAGAAGTAGAAAAGAAATCTTTATCCCTGGATGATTTAAAAAAATTATCCTTAAAAAAAGACAAACAAAAATCAGAGTTTGCAGATGCACCTTATTGCATTGAAGCCTACCTAACAGAAAACGGTAAGGTACAAAAAGGTAGTAGAGACAACTTCTTATTTCAATTTGCTGTATACGCAAAAAAGAAATATGGAGAGTCTTTTGAAGATGAAGTACATAAATTTCATCATGAGTATTTTGAAGAAGCACTTCGACCAAGAGAAATTGAAAAGGTTATTAAACAAGCAGATAAGAAAGATTGGGGATACAAATGTAAAGATCAACCGATGTGTTCTTTCTGTAATAAATCTAAATGTCGTTTAAGAAAATTTGGTATTGGTGAAAACAGTGTCATTACAGATGTGGGCAACGTTACTCAATATGGAAATAATGATGATGCTATTTATCATATTACAATTAATCAAGAGAGTACAATTGTGTGTACTGTTGAAGAATTATATGATCAACATAAGTTTAGAAAAAAATGTTTAGTCAAAACTAAATCAATGCCTCCGATGATGTCTAGAAATGATTACGATATGTTTGTTACTAATCTAGTATCGAAAGCTATTGAAGTTAAGACAGATGAAGAGATGACACCCGAAGGTCAATTCAAAATTGTTTTATCAAAATATATTTCTAACCAAGCAAATGCTATGGATATTGATGACATTCTCAATGGGCAGTGTTTCGTGGACGATGAGGAAAACAAAGTGTTCTTTCGTATTGATCAATTGCAAGAGTACATGAGAAACAGAAAGCACGCAGCTTTGACGACTAACCAAGTAGCTGTATTCATTCGTGGTTTAGGTGGAGATTGCACCAAGAGAAAACTCAACAACAAACCTGGTCAGTTAGTGTGGTTCGTGGACAATGATAAGTTTAACTCGATTGAAAGAATAGAAGAGATTGTTGAGAAGAAAGAAGAAGAGGTGATACCATTTTAGATCACGTTTATAAAATTATTGGACCTCCAGGTACCGGTAAAACAACTACACTTTTAAAATATGTAGAGGAAAATTTACAACAGGAACTAGAGCCCGATAGAATAGGATACTTTTCTTTTACGAAAAAAGCTACTAACGAAGCCATTTTTAGAGCGGTCAATAAGTTTAAAATTGATCGAAAAGAATTCAAATGGTTTAGAACATTACACTCTTGTGCTTATCAATTCTTAGGTTGTACTCATACAGATATGATTCAAGACCAAGACTTTGAAGAATTTAGACAAGAGTATGGGGTGGATTTATCACCTGCTTTACGTTCTCTAACTAACACATCATGGGGTGATCCTGATGGTTATCATTTAATTGATTTATATCGAGTCAAGAATACAACACTACATGAAGAGTATAAAAAAGCAGGTCACATTAAAGGTGGGTTTGAAAGATTACAAAGAGTGGCTCACGATTATTATCACTTTAAAAAATCAAAAGGCGTGTTTGATTACACAGATTTAATCTTAGAATTTAAAAAACAAAACATGTCTCCAAAGTTAGAAGTTCTCATCGTTGATGAAGTTCAAGATTTAAAACCTGTGGAATGGGACATGGTGAAAATTATGATGGATCAAGCAAGAGTTGTTTATCTTGGTGGGGATGATGACCAAGCGATTTATTCTTGGAGTGGTGCAGATGTTTCTAAACTGATTAATCTTCAATGTCATGAAAGAGTTTTAAATCAATCATATCGAATACCTAAAACTGTTTTTACCAGGGCTAATCAATTAATTGGTAAAGTAAAAAATAGAATACCAAAAGAATGGAATTCAAGAGAAGCATTGGGTACAGTATCAAATATTAATTATGAAAGATTAAGTTTTAGAGAAAATGAATGGTTAGTTTTGTGTCGAACTAATTATTATTTAAATGAGATTGCTAATGATTTAAGAAGCAAAGGATATTTATTTGAGAAGAATAATAAACTATCAATCAAAGACGAAGTGCTCACTGCTTTTAATACTTGGAAGGCTCTTCAAAATAACACAGAAGTTTCTCTACCGGACGTTAAGGTGATGTATCAATACATCAAGTCTGGTGAGTATGGCATTGCTCGTGGATTCAAGAAGATGAAAGGTGCTGATGAGGAAAAGAAATATTCTTATCAAGAACTATCTCAAGAATGGGGACTGAATGTAAACATTCAAACTCCTTGGGATATTGCTCTCAACGGTATCGGCGATCAAGAACTTGTGTACATGAGGCAAATAATAAGAAGGGGCTATGACCTAGGTAAGAAATCTAATTTAAGACTATCTACCATTCATGGTGCAAAGGGAGGAGAAAGTCAGAACGTTGTTTTGTTCACTGACATCTCCAAAAGAATAGTTGATGACATGGCTGTAAATAGAGACGATGAAAGAAGAGTCTTTTATGTGGGAATGACCAGAGCAAAAGAAAACTTATTCATCATTCCATCAACTTCACAATATGAATTTGAGGAGATACTAAGATGATATTTGAACAACAAATGGATTTGTTAAAGAAAGAAAATAAACCTGAATGGGTAAGACCTAGTTTCCCTGATGAAACACAAATAAAACAAGTTGCTATTGATTTAGAAACCTATGATCCAGAGATTAAAAATCTTGGTGGCGGGTGGGCCACGGGCAAAGGATATGTGGTCGGTGTTGCTATTTCGATTGAAGGGTTTGATGGATACTTTCCTGTGCGTCATGCACGAGGGGGAAATTTTCCAGAAGAAGAAGTAAAGAATTGGCTTCGTAAATTATTTAAACATGATCCAATTGTGATTTGTCATAACGCCTCTTATGATATTGGTTGGCTTCGACGTTGGGGTGTAGAGTGTAATGTATCTAAAATTTATGACACATTAATTGCAGCTCCGTTAGTCGATGAAAATAGATTTAGTTATAGCCTGGATAATTTAGCCAAAGATTATTTGAATGAGAGAAAACAAGGAAACATTTTAGTAGACTTTGGTAAAGAGCATGGATTCAAAGCGATTGAAAATATGCATATGGTTCCCGTAGAATATGTTGGTGTTTACGCAGAGCAAGATACTCGGTTGACGTTAAAACTTTGGGAGTTCTTACGGATAGAGATACAAAAGCAAGGATTGACGGATGTCTTTAATTTAGAAACTGATTTACTTCGACTCTTAATTGAGATGCGTTGGAAAGGGGTGCGTGTTGATTTAGACAAAGCAGAAAAGACGAAAAAGTATTTCAAAGCAGAAGAAGAAAAGATTTACACAAACATTAAAAAAGAAACAGGAATTAAAATTGATGATTCCGATATCTACACAGCAGCTTCCCTTCAAAAAGTATTTGATCAACTAGGAGAGAAGTACGAAAGAACTCAAATAAATAATCAAGCGAAGATTAGTAATGAAGCAATGAGGGAAAGTAAAAATCCTTTGATTCAATCTTTATCGGTAGCCAGGGAATATAATAAAGCACACACCACCTTTATTGATTCCATTCTAAAACATCAAGTCGATGGTCGTATTCACGCAGAAATTAATCAGCTTAAAGGAGAGTATGGGGGCACGGTCAGTGGGCGGTTGTCCATGAACAATCCTAACTTACAACAGGTGCCTGCAAGAAATGAAGCCATTGGTCCTAAGATTAGATCTTTATTCTTACCAGAAGAAGGACATAAATGGGCATCCTTAGATTATTCTCAGCAAGAGCCTAGACTCCTCGTTCATTATGCCAAAAAACACGGTTTAGAGGGCGCTGACACCTTAATTAAGTTCTTCCATGAGGGTAAGGACTTCCATCAAGTAACTGCTGATATGGCAGGAATTTCAAGAAAAGAAGCCAAAACAATTGGACTCGGTTTGATGTATGGAATGGGTATGGCTAAACTCGCAGCTTCATTAGATATCAGCCCCGAACAAGCCAGAGCATTGAAAGATAAATACAATGACAATGTTCACTTCTTAAACAATATTATTATTAAAGCTACACGATATACCGAACAAAACGGATATATCACTACTCTGTTCGGACGACGTTGTCGTTTTGAATTATATGAAAGCAAAGACTTCAGTGATAAAAGAATGATGTCTAAAGAGAATGCCCTCAAGACTTGGGGCTGGAATGAAATAAAAAGAGCAGGTACCTATCGTGCATTGAATAGGTTAATACAAGGTTCAGCAGCAGATCAAACCAAAAAAGCCATGGTGAATCTGTGGAAGGATGTAGGGGTTATTCCTATGATTCAAATACATGACGAACTCAACGTCTCCGTAGCCAATGAGACCCAGGTAAAAGAGATTAAAGAGATAATGGAATCTGCTGTTGAACTACATGTTCCTGTCAAATGTGATGCGGAAATAGGAGACAACTGGGGAGAAATTAAATAATGGATAAAATTAATCCTAACTACTATAAAGATAAATCAATTGAAACTATTGATGCTATTGAATCTCAACTAACTAAAGATGAGTTTATTGGATACTTAAAAGGTCAGATATGGAAATATCTAGCTAGACACCGAGAAAAGAATGGCTTGGAAGATATTCGAAAAGCTCAATGGTATCTTACCAAACTAGAAAATTTATTATCTGTTGATGGGGTGTCCTAGATACATCAGGTATTTAAAAAAAGCACAACTAAAAATAAAAAATAGCATTATATTCTCCACGAAATAACAAGGAGATAATAATGTTTAACTTAACTAAAAGATCAATGAATCACTTTCTAAACTTCTTTAAAACAAAAGAAGATAAAGATGAGGATATTAAAGATTTCTGCCAAACAGAATACAAAAAAGATTGGTATGCAGCCTACATGACATTTAAGCAAGAAGGCCGCTTCCCGAATTTTATTAGAAGAACGCTCTAAGCGTTTGCAACGATTTCAGCTAAGGCTTCGCATCTCACAGGAGTTTGCGAATGCCACCTGGAGTCCTTCATTTCCATAGACGCTTGTTTTCGATCACCATCTGATAATGCTTTCCACATCTTACGAAACTTTGAAACACCTGTTTTTCCCAGTTGAAAAACCATTTCTACAATCACGTGCTCAATTTCTTGAGGTAATCTTTTATCACCTCTATACAGCTGCCCTATTAATTCTTCAGCTCCTGCACAAGCTCTATTTAAATCTATTAAAAATAAGTCTTCTATCTCATCTGCTGATATTTTAACACCTGGTTTATAACGATCTCTTTCGTGTGGTTGTACCAAATGTCCTATGGCAATCGTGGCTTTGCCTAGCGAATCTAAATAAACTTCGTCTCTACAACCTTCATGGTCACGAATCCGAGCCTTCAGTTCATCAGTAATTTTTATTGTGTTCATTTTCCACCTATTCCCCAATGTATTTCATGAGGGTCTTTATC